TACCAATGGGTAGCAGGAAGACTAATTGTTTATCATCTTCGCAAAATGGTTTATGGCGACTATGATCCGTGGCCATTGCTAGACATCGTAAGACGTAATGTAGAAGAAGGATGGTATGATCCTGCACTATTAGAAGATTATACACAAGAAGAATGGAACGAATTAAACAACTGTGTAAAGCATGACAGAGATGAAAACTTTACATATGCCGCTATGGAACAATTCCGTGGCAAATATCTTGTACAAAATCGTGTAACAAATGAAATTAAAGAAACACCGCAAGTAGCATACATGTTAATTGCAGCAACACTATTTGCAGATTATCCAAAAGAAACACGTATGCGTTGGGTAAAGGAATATTATGATGCAGTTAGCAATTTTTATATCAGTTTGCCTACTCCTGTTATGGCAGGTGTTAGGACACCTCAGCGACAGTTCAGCAGTTGTGTACTCATTGAAAGTGATGACAGCTTGGATAGCATTAACGCTACTACTAGCAGCATTGTTAAGTATGTTAGTCAAAAGGCAGGTATTGGCATCGGAGCAGGAAGTATACGGGCTCTCGGATCCCCCATACGTCGAGGTGACGCCTATCATACCGGAGTCATCCCATTTTTTAAAATGTTCCAAAGTGCTACAAGGAGTTGTAGCCAGGGTGGTGTGCGAAACGGCGCAGCAACCTTATATTACCCTATATGGCACTATGAAGTAGAAGATCTGCTAGTACTCAAAAACAACAAAGGTACAGAAGAGAATCGTGTACGACAAATGGACTATGGTGTTCAATTCAACAAGTTGTTTTATGAAAGATTAATTAGTAATGGACAAATTACATTGTTCAGCCCAAGTGATGTTCCAGGTCTATACGAAGCATTTTTTGCAGATCAAGACAAGTTCAGAGAACTATACGAACGTGCAGAACGCAATACAAAACTACGCAAGAAAACTATTAGTGCAACTGAATTGTTTAGTCAATTTATGGAAGAGCGTAAAAACACAGGACGCATCTACTTACAGAATGTAGATAATGCAAATGAACACGGTTCATTTAAACCAGACCTAGCACCAATTAGACAAAGTAACCTATGTGCAGAGATCGATTTGCCTACAAAACCGTTAACTGATTTTAACGATGACGAAGGTGAGATCGCACTGTGTACACTAAGTGCTATTAATTGGGGTAATATCAAAAAACCAGAAGACTTTGCAAAGCCATGTGAGCTAGCAGTACGTGGGCTTGATGCACTACTCAGCTATCAAAACTATCCAGTTAAAGCGGCAGAACGTGCTACAGCAGGTAGACGTCCATTGGGTGTAGGTATTATTAACCTTGCGTATTGGATGGCTAAGAATGGTATGACATACAGCGATCCAGACTTAGAAATGATTGATACATTTGCAGAGGCGTGGAGTTACTATCTAATTAAAGCAAGTGCAGACCTAGCAGTAGAGCAAGGTGCATGCTTGTGGAACAATGAAACAAAGTACAGTGATGGTATTACACCTAACCAAACATACAAAACAGATGTAGATGAACTAGTACCACACAAAGAGCGTATGCCTTGGAGAGAGCTAAGAGAACAACTCAAAGCTACAGGTATTCGTAACAGTACACTAATGGCTCTTATGCCTGCTGAAACATCAGCACAGATTTCAAATGCTACAAACGGTATTGAGCCGCCACGTAGTTTAGTAAGTGTTAAACAAAGTAAACACGGCATACTAAAACAAGTTGTGCCTGGCATCCATCATCTTAAAAACAAGTATGAGCTGTTATGGGATCAACGTAGTCCAGAAGGCTATATGACTATTATGGCTATACTACAAAAGTATATTGATCAAGGTATTAGTGTAAACACAAGTTATAATCCTGTATTCTATGAAGATGAAAAGATTAGCATGAGCGAAATGCTTAGACATTTAATGATCTTTTACAAATACGGCGGTAAGCAATTATACTATTTCAATACATATGATGGTCAAGGCGAAATAGATATTGACAAACTTAACGAACCTGCTAATATAGAGATCGAAGACGAATATCAAATAGAAGACGAAGCCTGCGACAGCTGCACAATTTAAGGAAATAATATGAGCGTATTAAATGAAAAACAACGAAACAAGCATCTCGAAAGTTTGATGTTTTTAGACCCTAATGGCGGCGTCGACATCCAGCGTTATGATGCATTAAAATATAAACAGTTTGATAAATTAACAGACAAACAACTAGGATTCTTTTGGCGTCCAGAAGAAGTTGATGTACTAAAAGATAGTGCAGACTTTAAACAATTAACTGAACACGAGAAACATATCTTTACAAGTAATTTAAAAAGACAAATCTTGTTGGACAGTGTACAAGGTCGTGCGCCAGCTGATAGTTTTAATCCATTAATAAGTTTGCCTGAGCTTGAAAACTGGGTAACAACGTGGACGTTTAATGAAACTATCCACAGTCGCAGTTACACACACATTATCCGTAACATCTATAGCAATCCGAGTATCGTGTTTGACGAAATGATGGACATTGCGGAGATTATGGATTGTGCAACTGACATTAGTAAGCACTATGATGATCTTATTGAAATGGGTATGTGGTACAACCTACTAGGTGAAGGTACACATACAATTAATGGTAAGAAAATTATAGTAGACAAATATGAACTTAAAAAACTAATCTGGAAAGCTATGATGAGTGTAAACATTCTTGAAGGCGTTCGCTTTTATGTATCGTTTGCATGTAGCTGGGCATTTGCTGAACTTAAAAAGATGGAAGGCAATGCTAAGATTATTAAACTTATTTGTAGAGATGAGAATGTACACTTGGGTAGTACCCAAACGTTACTTAAACTGATGCCCAAAGACGATCCTGACTTTGCTCGCATTCAACAAGAAACTCAGGACGAAATGGTACAACTATTTGTAGATGCAGTAGACCAAGAAAAAGCATGGGCAGACTATTTGTTTAAAGATGGCTCAATGATTGGACTAAATGCACAACTGTTACATGAATATGTAGAGTGGACTGCTAACAAACGTATGTTAGCCGCAGGACTACCTAGCCCATACAAAGGCGGAAGTAATCCTTTACCATGGACACAAAAATGGATTGCTGGTGCAGAAGTACAAGTAGCACCGCAAGAAACAGAAATCAGTAGTTATGTTATTGGAGGCACAAAACAGGATGTGAACGGAAGCACATTCCAAGGAATGAAACTTTGATAACACTTTACAGTAAACCCCTATGTCCTTATTGTGACATGGCAAAAACTTATTTGAAAAATAATAATATACAATACGAAGAAATACGAGTGGATACCAATACAGAAGCTAGAGAGTTTTTGATCAATGAAGGGCATAGAACTATGCCTCAAATATATCATAACGGAAAACTCTTAGTTTCTGGCGGAGGGCAAGCACTTGTTCGTATGGATCCAAATCAAGTTAAAAAACTCATAGGAGAAATTATAGATGTTGGTGATATCCAATTATAAAAAAGGTGATACAGTTAGTATCAAGTTAAGCACAGGCGAGGAGTTAGTTGCACGTTTTGACAGTAGCGATGCAGATGCTATCAAAGTTGTAAAACCTTGTGTAATTACACTTAACCCACAAAACGGACAAGCTATGCTTATTCCGTGGCTTATGAGTATAGACACAGCGAGTAGTGATCCAGTTCAGATTCACAAAACGCATGTAATTGCTACAAACAGACCAAACAAAGGTTTAGGAGATGCATACATGCAAAGTACAACAGGCATTGCACCGGCTAGTTCACTGCAACTATAAATAGTTGTATGGCATCATTTGTACACAGACAAGGCGATACTAGAAGTTGCGGCGCAACTACAATCACACGAGTAACAGACGTTCGTGTAAACGGTAGACCTATTAGTGTGGACAATGATCCAAACACACATGGTGGCGGTAATCTAAAAGCAAGTGTAACTGTAGGACATGTTAGAGCAAACAGTATTCCCGTAATAATAAATGGTGATAGTGCAAGTTCTGACAATCTCTGTCCTGAACCAGGAGGCGCTCATTGTGCGCCGAATGCAACCAGTGCAAGTCCTGATGTTAGAGCAGGCGGCTATAATCCAGCGAGCGGTCCACGATGAGTTTTAAAGATTTTCCAAATGGTCTAAATGACCTCAATGAATATTTAGATGCACGACATCATATCAGTGGTACAACTGGTAGTGGAACAGATTCACTCAAAGTTGTTGCTAGTGCTGAATACAGTTTCACACTAAGAGAACTTCTTTGCGGTATGCTTAGTGGCAACGGACTTAAACTACCAAACGTACAATTGTGTATGCATGCTAATATTAATTCACTTCTGGGTATACCAGGATTACAAAGTGAATTACACGATGCTCTAACAGATCTAATGGGCGGTGTTGAACAGTTTATGGATCACACCAAACTAGACAATGTACTAGGACGTTTAAATGGTGTACTAGCAGAAGCACAAAACGTTGCAAATTTAATCAACTTCTGTGCAACACCTGTAAATCCAATTGCGATTCCAAATATGCTAGAACGTGCTATGGGTAGTTTCCTTGGTGCTGGTAAAGACATTATTGATCAAATCGGCGGTATTGCTCCTGAGAATGTGTGTGCATGTATTGGCCCAAGTGGCTTCAATGCAAGTGTGTTTAATGGCGGAATACTTGGCACTATTGCAAATAACATTGGTGCCATCAATGCAGGAAATCTAGGACAAAGTGTTATTGACAGTCTAAGAGCTGACATTGCTAGTGTTACAGGTGGCATTACTAATCTTATAAACTTTGAAAACAATATCAACGGCAGTTATGCACAAGGCGGTAGTCAATTTGCAACACCGGATAGCGGATGCAACAGTCAAATTGGTGTATTACACAATGCAAACACAGGTGGTGTTGGTGGTAATGCTAGACTGGTAAGCCAACTAAAAAGTTTGTACGATAGATTAGGAGCATATCCTGTACAGTATAGTTTAGGATCTGGTACAAGTACTACAGGTACAGGACATCAATATGATTCAAACGGTGACCGTATTTTACAAGGAGACGTGGTTGAGTATCCAAATATATTCCACTTGTTACTTGAAGATAGTTTACTTGAAATTATACAGCGTGATGATAATCCAAATCCTACTGTAGACAATCAAACACCTGTATACGATTACTGTGGAAATATTATTGGATATACCAGTAACTTTGCACAAAGAGAAACAACAAACAGTGATGGATCAACACCTACTGTACCTAATAGTCCTGGCTATAACGCAGGTGGACTTGTAACTGATACTAGTAATATTGCTAGTAGCGGAGGGGCAAGTGATACAACTGTAATCAATAATTTTAACAACAGCGGAAATACGCTATTTGTTGTAGGCAGTGAAAGTGCAATGCTTAGTGTAAATGCTGCCACAAATGATATTGTAGTACGCAGTGATATATTAACTATATTCACTAGAAAAGATACAAATCAATTCAGCACAGGAACTATTAATGATTTCCAACAAGCTACAAGTACACTGTTTGACTTTCTTAATAATCTAAATATAGAATCAGGAAACGGACTTGTTGTAAAAGATGCAGGTGTTAGTAGAGCTAGAAGTGTTGTTGGCGGCGCTGGTCAAATACAAGTTACAAATGGTGACGGAGCAGGTGGTGATATTCAAATTGATCTACAACCAAACACAAGATTTCCAGGCACTGCGGCTATTAAGATCCCAGCAGGGTCTACTAGTCAGCGACCTAATACTGAAGTAGGTGAGATACGCTATAACACTGACACACATGTTATTGAAGGTTACTTTGGTGACACAGGTAGTTGGAAAGTAATTGGTCCTAATTCAATAAACTTTAGTATACAAACTGCGATTAATTTAGGTAGTGGACAACAAGTATTCAAACAACTCAACGGCACAGAACTACAGTTTAAAACAATTACATCAGCTGGAGGTATTGCACTTACTAGCAGTGGCACAGAAATACAAGTAACTGATACAATAACATCAAGTAATGTGGGCAGTGGTGGCCAAGTATTCAAAACAAGAAATGCAAATAACTTTGCATTCAGAACACTCACTAGCACAGATAGTAGTGTAACAATTACACAAAATACAGACACAGTTGATCTAAGCGGGGATCCTGATGTACGCAAAAGTGATGCTGTGCAGACAACAGACGGTACTGCGGTTGCTGTTAATTTTCATGGCGGTACTATTTCTCCAGCAAATGGCAAAACTTGGTTCTTTGATTTACGTGCAATTGGTGTTGCTACTAGCGGAGAAAAACAAGCATTTAAAGTTGAAGGTGTGGTAACAAATGTTGCTGGATCACAATCAATAGTTGGCACTAATAATAAAGTAGATTATGTACGTTCAGGAACAGCAGACTTGGCACAAACACCTTGGGATCCAATGGCAAGTTACAATTCAAGCGATGTAGTTGAATATGATCTAAATGTATACACAGCCAACAACAATATTACAGGAGGAGCTCTTAGCAGTAATTTACCTCCTGACCAAGATTCGACAAACTGGACACTGAGTTATTCAGGATGGAACGTTACAGCAGAAGTAGTAGGCGGCAGTTTCAGTATTAGAGTAAAAGGTACAGCAGGTAAAACTGTTGATTGGAAGCTAAGATTTACCAAAGTTGAAGTATAAATACTTTGTCAAGAATTAATTTGTCTTTTTTGCATCTTTTTTCTTGACAATCAAGTCGTCTTGCCATAAACTCTTACTATAGTAAGAATGAATGGAAAGATGTCATGGCACATAACAGAACTAACATAGGCAAAGAGAGGCTAAAAAAATGAGGTCAAAAGACACTGGCAATGGAAGAAGAATACTCGCAAAAGTAGAAGTCCCACTAAGTGTAGAAGACATTGCGACTTATGCACTAAGATATTTGGATGAAGTGGGAGACGATGATCCAAAAGATACCATTATAAACAGCAATAAACGTGAAATATTTAACATGGCTAAGGGTGCTATTTTCCGTTGGGGAACAGAAGAACCTAAAACTTATATTGCAGAAAATATGAATGGGCATTTCCAACCAATTGAACAAATAGTAAGACACAAGTTTCCGGAGTGTGATTAATGGCGGATATAATCGACTTTAATGTCGAACGTGCAAAACGCAAAAGCGGATTCAAAGACACTGTATTAATTAAAGATATTATCAGTGAAGGATATGATCCTTGTGATTATGTAGAAGTACAAAACTATTATGCTTGGAAAAATTTCCAAGGGTTTATTGATACAGAAGTTGATGTAGAGCATAACTGGACCGATGAATCATTGGACAAACTAATGCAAGATATTAAGATGTGGAACGATACAGAAAATACAACTGTTACAGTTGAATATGATCCAAAACTTTTTGAATAAAGATGCAGAAAAAGGTTGACAGTAAGACGTCTTGACTGTAATATGTATATGTAAGTTAGATAAAACGGAGATGAATATGCAAGTAGCAGTTATACACACAGCGTTCGAAGATGCACCTAACACAGTAGCATTTGTTGATGTTCCAGATGGAACTGAAACTAACGATGCACTTGAGTATGCATATCGTTGGACTAACAACGTAATGGGTTCATGGTCAATTAAAGAAGAAAATTTCTCAAACGGAGAAGCAAATGGTGACTACAATCCTAATGTAACAGTAATGGCACCATTACACAAAGGTGGAAGAGGTATCCGGTCAACATCAATGGGAGACCAAATGTTGATTGGCAATAAAAAATATAAGGTCGCAATGTGCGGCTTCGAGGCAGTATAATACGGGCGAATTTGGGAGGAACAAACCGGACACTAAGTCCAATTACTCTATGAAAGGAACCTAAAATGAGTAAAACACTTTACAAAACTACAGCAATCGAGGCTGGAAAAATAGCAATCAGTGCCGCAAAGATAATTGCAATTAGTGCTACAGGGTTAGTATCCTGTATTGCATTTTGGATGTTTGCAATAGGCTGGGAAGGCGACAACGGCTTTTTTGCTGGTATGATTAGTTACATGGTACTAGGCAGTTTGTTTATTATGATCAGTAGTGCATACGATCGTGCCAAACTAAAAGAAAAATATCCAGACATCGATCTGTAAAAAAATTATAAGTCATTGAAAGTGCAGGATTCTTTTCTGCACTTTTTTCTTGACAATAAGACATCTTGGTGTTATCATGTATGTATAAGTTAAACAAAAAGAGGTAATAACATGTTAGCAACTGCACACAACACATATAATGATTATATCGCTTATAACCGTAAATTAGGTTACAGTGTTATTCCCGAAGATTTGTACAATGGTCTTAAAGATCAAGATGAGATGTACAAACGTTTCAAAGCGGATATGACAGAAGCTGTTGACATGACAGATAACCTTAATAAAGATGGAAGTATCAACTGGAGTTTTGTTGATAGTGACATGTACATGACATGGAGCGTTGTTCTTGATGGAGAGCAATACACTGCTTGGTTTGATCAAGCTGCTGAAGAAATTGAAGGAGCAACAGTATGATACGGATTTTTAATTCAGCATGGGGCCGCAACTCAGACAGCCGTGAGATTCCATTGGACGAGGTCAACATTGTAACACAAAAGATTGACTTTTATGGAAAACCTTATATACTGTTTGAGCATAAGGATTATCCACTTGGCGCATTACGTGCTGAGTATGATGGTTCTTATTGGCAGTGTGATTTAGACTAGGAGACCAAATATGGTACAAGAACTTCAAGATATCCAAACACTCGAAAGTGCAGTTATTGCATTTCAAGAAGGTGCAAGTGATGAAAAGCGAATGGCATTATATTCGCTAGAAAATATGATTGCAACAAAGAAAGCAATCGTTGAAGAGTTTGAAAAACAAGCTCCTGACTATCAGTTTGAACTTGACATATAACATAGGGTATACTATATTGTATACAAAGGAGCGTAATACAATGAGTACCTACGAAGTTGAAACTGTATTTTATAATACCCACGGCGGCATCAAAACAAAAAACTATGATTTGTTCAGTGACAAACGACAAGCAGTCAAACACATGAACAGTCAAATCAAACAAAAAAATTACTTGATGCAACGTGGTAAAATCAAAGACGGTCGTGTTGAGCTGGTTGACGAAAATGGTAAAATCAGAGAACAACTAAGTCTTGGCGAACTGTAAATAACATAACCAAAGAGGCAGAGTATGTTAAAATTTGTTACGTCCGCATTAAGTATGACATTGAATGGAGTAGTAGCCATTGGGCTCATCTCTTATTCATATTCAGCAACAGCGGCAAAAGGTGAAACAGCAATTGTTACACCTGAAGTAGTCCAAGCACTTGTCGAAAGTGTAATTGAAAATGAACAAACACCTACAATCTATCCTGATTTAATCGACAATCCACACGCACATTGTTTGGCACTAAATGTGTATTACGAATCACGAAGCGATAACATGGCAGGACAATACGCAGTTGCAGATGTTGTGTTAAACAGAGTGCGTGATGCAAGATATCCAAATACTATTTGTGATGTAGTATATCAAGGAAAGAAAAAACCTAGTTGGAAAGATCCTGAACGTATGGTAATGGTTCGAGATGCTTGCCAATTTAGTTGGTACTGTGATGGGAAACCAGATAATCCAGGTGACGAAACAGGCTGGGCTAATGCACAGTATATAGCAGGTAGTATTCTATTTGCAAACAAGTACCGTGGAATTACTGAAGGTGCAACACACTATCATGCTAGTTATGTAAAACCTTATTGGTCCACAGACAGCAGCATGAGTCATATTGGTAGAATAGGAAGCCATATCTTTTATCGTTGGGACTAGCATAAATAAATGCATGTTAGTAAACGAAATCATAACAAAAACTATTAGCGAGGGTCCTAACGACCCCGCTATTTTTAAAGCAATATTCACTGCTGGCGGTCCTGGTAGTGGAAAAAGTTTTGTTGTAAAAAATAGCGGTTTCGAAGGCATGGGATTTAAAATCGTTAACAGCGATACAGCATTTGAACAGATGCTAGCAAAAATGGGTATGACACCAGACCCAGAAACTATCTATAGTCCACAAGGTCAGGACGTAAGAGATAAAGCTAAAAATATTACTAGAAAAAGACAGGAAATCTATACTGATACAGGCAGACTTGGATTAGTAATGGATGGCACTGGCAAAGACTACGAAAAAATCGTAAGGATGAGTGAAAAACTCCGTCAGTTAGGTTACGAAACTGCAATGGTATTCGTTAACACTGACTTAGAAACTGCACAACAGCGCAATAAACTTAGAGCCCGCACTTTGCCAGAAGATGTGGTATCTAAGATGTGGAGCCAAGTACAAAATAATATTGGAAAGTTCCAAAGATATTTTAGAGAAGACATGTTTATCATTGACAACAGCGAAAGTTCTGATGTTCAAAGTGATTTAACAAGTGCATTTAAACAGATAAGTGCATGGTCAAAAACTATTCCCAACAACAGAATAGCCCAACAATGGATGGCTGGACAAGCAAAATCCGATAAATAGTATAAAGTAAAGGATTTTGCATATGTATACGTATCAATGCAACACAATAAGAGTGATAGATGGTAACACAGTCGACGCAATTATCGACTTAGGTTTTAACGTTACCATAAGACAAAGAATTAAATTATACGGAGTACATGTACACGACATCCGAAGTGCAGACGAAGTAGAAAAAAATAGTGCAATGGCAGCTAAAACAAAACTTGTAGATTTGTTAGGTCAGCAATTTGTCTGTGAAACAATAATGAATAAAAGAGGCAAAGCCGGAAGAACAATGGGTAAAGTCTACACCATTGACTCCACAGGTGGCAAAGTCGACGTCAATGCTAGAATGATTGACGATGGGTATGCCAAAAAGTTTGGAGAGTAAATTATGATATTTGGAATATTAGTAATGTTTATTGCACTGTGTATCAGTGCCGTTGCAATCTATTACAGCGTGGCTGGGTTGGTTGCAATTTTTGCCGCCGCCGCAGTTCCGATTATTATTATGGGCGGTGTATTAGAAGTTGGTAAACTTGTCACCGCAGTTTGGCTTCATCGCTTCTGGGATAAAGCCGCTTGGTGGATGAAATTCTATCTCAGTATTGCAGTTGTAGTATTGATGTTTATTACAAGTATGGGTATATTTGGTTTCTTATCAAAAGCACACATTGAACAAACCACAGCAAGCATGGAGACTGTAGAACAAGTAGCAAGACTTGAAACAGAAATAGCTAGACAAGAAAGTATTATTGTTAGAGCTGAACAAAAAATTGTCAAAGCAGAAAGCAGTACAGGTAACCTCAATGAGGACATCCAAGCACAGATAGACAAAGAACAAACACGTATTGATAGTGCATACACAAGAATAGAACCTGCTATTGCAGAACAAAACACTATTATTCAAACACAACTTGATACTATGGACAGTAGAGTTGCTGTATATGAAGACGAAATTACAGCGTTAGACAAAGAGCTACAACGTTTGAATAACTTGGTATCCGAATTGAGATCAGATCTTGCCAACACAACTGTTGCAAGTATTGAACAACAAGTACAACCTTACTTGGATCAGATTGCACAGTTAGATGCAGACTTGGATCGCATAAACACACAAGCAAATGAATACGAAGCACGTATTAGTGCAGTAGAAGCAGACAACAGCGCAGTAGAAAGTTTACAAAAACAAATTGCAAACATAGAACAATCAATTGTTGTTACTACAAATAAACTGCAAAGTACAGAACGTGCTAAGATACAAGAAGGACAGGCTGTTATAGGTGTTACCAGTGATGGACTATTTGGAGGCAATACTCGACGAGCATTAACAACTTGGGTAGAAGCACAACAGCAACGTATTTCAGATCTTCAAGCACAAGAAACACAATTGAGAACGCAAGCACAAAGTGTAGTTGAAGCAGAGCGCACACGTTTAACAGACTTGGTTAAAGATTTACGTGGAGCTCAAACAACTGCAATACAAGATCGTAAGCAAGGATTATTAGAAGCTATTGATACAGTACGTGCAGGTGCTATTGATGTCGCAAAACAAAGTAAAGAAAGTATACAAACAAAGATTGATGCAGTGTTAAACACAGATATTCCTGCTAATAGAAGTTCTAGACAAGTTGCACAAGAACAAATTACAAAACTTAGACAAGCAGATGATCCCCGTATCAATGCCGCTAGAGATACTATAAAACAATTACGTGAAGGTGCTGATGCACAAATAGCCGCAAGTAATGATCTCATACAGCGTCTAAGGGACCGTATTAAAGTAGATGGCGGTGCAGATGTTGATGCTATTATAGATGATCAACAACAACGTATTGTTGATGCAAATAATCTAATAGATAAGATGACTGAAGAAAAATATGCAATTGAAGCAGAGTATCGTAAACTAGAAGCAGAAGTAGGACCTATTAAATATATTGCTGAATTCATTTACGACGAAGCAGACAAAGACATACTAGAACAAGCAGTACGTTGGGTTATTATTACAATCATATTTGTATTTGATCCACTAGCGGTTATGTTATTAATTGCCGCACAGTACACATTTGAATGGCGAAGGAATGAAAAAAATGCACATGATAATGAACCTACACCTCCAGAACCTACAAATGATAGACGAAATTCTGGGGACACAGTACAAGAAGACATACAAAGAGACGATGTGGCAAATAATGAACCAGATGGAGAAGCCAGCAATGACTCTAATGTTTCACAACGGGAGACAGTGGAGACAAATGAAGGATCAGATGCTAACAGTAAAGAAGACGAATTGGCCGTTCTCTTAGATAAAGCAGAACCAGAAGTTTTAGAAGAAGTTGCTAAAGAATTAGAAAAAGAAGTTGACAATATCCCATATGACCCGTATACTGATAATAGAGAAGATAGTGAACTTAGTGCGCAAGAGCTGAGTCAGAGACGTAATATGAAATTGTATTCGTCAGACGGACGTTTGGCTGGCACTGGTAAAACTATCAAGAGCATAAAGATAAAAAAGGAATAATATAGCCCTATGAGGGAAAACCCTATATATACAGTAACACCGCCTGACATGTTATTACCCGACAATGGCCCTGTGATTACTGTGCTAAGTAGTAACACAGAATTTGTATTAGACTTAGAAGCTCTTTATGAAAACATATTCAAGACTGTACCTATTACATTGTACCATCCAGACGGTGCAATAGATGATGCTAACTGTGCATGGGTAATGAGTATGATGAGATTCAGTGATACTATCTATGTTGATTTGGATAATATTACAGAGCTAGGTTTGGTTTGTGCATTTATGGTTAAGAAAAAAGGAACTGTTTATTTCAGTGAAAAGAATAAACGCAAGAGCGTGGTGCGTTTGTTGAATACAATACCTGGAGTAAACATATATGAAAAAATAGGAGAATACGCAGAAATGATGTTGAATACTCTTGAAGAATTTTAAGAAAAACACTGCTATAAAGCAGGTTAACGAATCAATCACATACAGACAATTGCGTGTGGTTGGTGACCAAGGTCAGTCAGGTGTTATGTATAAAAATGAAGCACTGGACTTAGCCAAAAGACAAAAAGTAGATTTGGTAGTGATCAACGAAAAAAGTGATCCGCCAATTGCAAAATTACTCGATGCTGGTAAATATTTCTACGAACAAAAGCGTAAACAAAAAGAAGCCGCAAAAAAGCAACGAGAAAGTAAAATTGTAATCAAAGAGATGCAATTCAGATTAGGTATCGGTGATCACGACTTTGATACTAAACTTAAAAATATTATTAAGTTTTTAGACAAAGGTAACAAGGTAAAGTGTGTTATACGATTTAAAGGCAGAGAAAATGCCAATAAGCAACAAGGTTTTGGTATAATGGATCGTATTATACAATGTATCCAAGACTGTGATTGGGATGCCAAACCAGCTATAAACGGTAATCGAATGATTGGCGTATTGACGAGGAAAGAATGAACAGAGATAGATATAAAGATAGAGACGAAGTAAACAAGCGAGGCTTGTATGTCGAAGTAAGAAACAACGATGTAAGTCGTGCAATGCGCAAGCTCAAGAAGCTATGCAACAACGAAGGCATGGCAAAAGACATGCGTAAAAAAGACTTTTATGAAAAGCCCAGTGCAGTAAAGAAACGTGCTAAAGCACAAGCACGTAAGCGTTGGTTAAAAGAACAAGAAAAAAATAAAGAAAAATGGCAATAAAAGGTTGACATTGTAGTTAACCTATACTATATTAATTACATAAGTTAGGAGATATCCTAAGTTAGATAGTGCAAGGAATGGCAATCCGTAGAGGTTGTAACTTGGTTCATAGCTGTAGTGGCAATGCAAGAGCGTAGAGATACGAAGTTGTATTTTTAGACGTAACCGTTTAATATGAAGCTCCCTGTTTTTGAGCGTGGCTCTACAAAGGGGTTGTTGGTATTCACAGAGTCCAACCTATCATATTAACATAGTGTTTTGAAATACACACCAGAGTAGATGCACCTGCTTTCCTGTGCATAGGACAAGAGCTCGAAAGGCAACAAGTGAGTGTGTATTTCAAAGTAACTGTGTTGTTACTTTAATCCGAACTGTAACAAGAAAGGAAACCCATTAGATAAGAACTATAGTGGGATAATTAGAAATACACAACAGAGATGGGTTGCGCCGTAATACGCACGTTAGGGACTACGGTTAGTCCCTAGATAAATAAATGCGTAGATGCCAATAGGGTCTACTAAATCAATCTTGCTTTAAAAGGAGATTACTATGCAAGCAAATTATATTAATGGACTTGTGGACCAAATCCACACACAAACAAAAACTTTCCTAAACACAATTGATCCAAGCGAGCAGTACACAAAACCTGCACGAGCTTTAGCGGACGCAAACACAGAGTTTGCTAAGAATTGGGCCAATGCAACAGAAACAATGACCTCTGCTTACACAGCGGCATTGAAAGTATAAGGAGAGTGATGATGAATAGATTGACAACTTTAGATCTTAATAAACTTACTCCTTATGCTGTAGGCTTTGATAGAGTATTTGACGACATGTTCAAGTATGTACAACACAATGCCAATAGCACAGGTTATCCACCTTACAACATTGTAAGAGACGGTGACAAGTTTCAAATTGAAATTGCACTAGCGGGTATTGCCAAAGAAGATTTGGAAATTACAGTAGCTGACAGTGTACTTACAATTGAACACAATCCAGAAGGCGAAGTAGAGCCAGAAGGTTGGCAATGGATTCACAAAGGAATCAGTCAGCGTAAGTTCAAGCGTAATTTTACACTGAGTGATGATATTGTAGTAAATGGATCAAGAATGGAAAATGGTATGCTGTTCGTTGAACTAGAGCGTATTGTTCCTGAAGAAAAGAAACCACGTACAATTAAAATTAAGTAAAATAAAGTGGGGGGAGAAATCCTCCCACAATTTACGGTAAATATTGATATGGATACACAACTCGAAGATAAAACCACAAACGAGTTAGATATTGCAAAACCTAAACAGTATCAAGTTATAGTTTACAACGACGATACAACACCAATTGAATTTGTAATAGAGCTACTCAAAAACATATACATGCACACACAACAAAGTGCAGAAGGTATCACAATGGCTATACACAACGAAGGCAAGGGTGTAGCTGGTGTATATTATTATGAAGTAGCAGAGCAAAAAGTACATGAAAGTATTTTAGTTAGTAGACAAGCAGGATATCCGCTAACACTCGACATTGAAGAACTATAGAGGTAAATCATGAGAATTGAAGATGAAGTTAAGTTGGACTACAGTGATGTGCTGATTCGTCCAAAGCGTAGCACCTTGGGCTCACGCAAAGAAGTACGAATGGAACGCAGTTTTACATTTGCACATGGACAAAATTACGAAGGCATTCCTATTATGGCTAGCAACATGGATGGTGTTGGTACATTTGAAATGGCTGATAGACTAGCAGAACTTAACGTGTTCACTTGTTTAGTAAAAACATACAGTGTAAACGAATTAGTTAGCTACTTCGACTGCGAAGAAACATTCCGCAGAGATAATGTTGCCATGAGTATTGGCATCAAAGACGAAGATCAAACTAAGTTTAGATCAGTTTACGAGCAAGTTGGAAATCAACTAAAGTATGTTTGTATTGATGTTGCTAACGGATACAGTCAACGTTTTATTGAATATGTAGCTGAGTTTAGAACACTGTATCCAAGTATTGTAATTATTGCAGGTAATGTTGTTACCGCAGATCAAACACAGGAGTTAATACTAAATGGAGCAGATATTGTTAAAGTGGGCATTGGTCCCGGGTCTGTTTGCACTACTCGCATACAAACTGGTGTTGGATACCCGCAGTTATCGGCGGTCATCGAGTGCGCTGATGCAGCACACGGACTTGGTGGTCACATTATTGCTGACGGTGGGTGTACTTGCCCTGGAGATGTCTCTAAAGCCTTTGCTGGCGGAGCAGATTTTGTTATGCTTGGTGGCATGCTTGCTGGGCACAATGAAGGCGGTGGTGAGGTAATTACCAAGTACTATCAAACAAATGAATTAATACGTGAAGATGTCGGAGACCAAACAAAAGAAACACGTCACGTTGAACAAAAACAGTTTGTACAGTTCTACGGAATGAGTAGTAAAACTGCCAACGACAAACACTTTGAAGGTCTTAAAGACTATCGTAGCAGTGAAGGCCGCACAGTGCTAGTGCCATATCGTGGTCCAGTTGTAGTAACACTACAAGATGTTCTAGGTGGTGTGCGTAGTACACTAACATATGTTGGTGCAAACAAACTCAAGCAACTCAACAAGTGTACAACTTTTGTTAGAGTACATAACCAATTCAATCGAACATACGAAAGTACAACGACTGGAAATTAATAAATAGTTGTATGAGAGCATTTGAACTATTAGAATCTAGAGGTGTATCTGCAAGAGCGCCTGGAGAAACATACGTTAGCGATACTGATCCTAGCGACATTCTTACCATACAGGATATTACAGTACTACCTACTGAAGGTGATTCATATGAAGATATGGATCAAATGATGCAGGCTGTGGACAGTGCTATTCCAGACACAAATACACGTATAGATGATAACAAGCCTAACAGTGGAACTAAAGCCGTTATACTTGCTACAGTAAGTGATAAAGACGGCAAGGGCCAAACACATGTGAGATACATTAGAGCTATTCCGCCTCAGGGTGTACACACTATGTGGAAAACACTCAACGGTTATAAGTTTAGTAAAGGTGCTGAACAAGAAAGTATACCTATTAAACCAAGTGACTTGGTGCCCGACGAAAACTATCGCAGTGCAACTGAATTAGCACAACAAATTAAAGCAGGTTCAAACGACTTGGGAGAGTTAGGCGAAGTTATGGAAATGGCAGTTGATCAAGCACTAGCAGGTACAAATCAGCCTATTCCAGGTGGTGACAAATATTATAATGTACTACAAAAATACGGCGGTGAGTATCTAGGTCCAATCGCACTTATGAGTAAACCAAACAGTGTTACAGGCGATACTGCTAAAATGATGCAACAGTTTGGTCTTAATAACTTTGCTGGTTCAAGAGTAATGTTTCCACAAGACACTGCAATGGAATTGATTGACAGTGTTATCATGACACAAGATGGACGCAGTATTCAAATCTCTAGTAAGATTAGCACAAGCGGCGGAGCGGCTAGTAGTTTAAGCGGCGTGTACAAGCAAATGACTCCTGAAATTGAACAGCGTTTTTCTGAAGGCACGAATATTATTAAATTACTTGCAACTGAAAGTAGTGTAAACGGTCCACTTAAAGTAGCACGTATGCTTAACATCATTGACGATAGTGATATTCAAGCAATGGCAAATTTAGACAAACGTACACAAAACATTGGCGATTTACAAAGTGAACGCTTACAACAAATGACACAGCAACAAGGTGTTGCTAATGGTACACAAGAAAGACCAGACTATAGAGTATTTTGGCACACACTAACAGCCGTTATGAATGCAGTCATTCCTATAGTAAATGCAAACGAACAATTTAAAAATGCTATGCTAGAAGTACTCAACAACAACGAGTACGTACAACTAGTAACCAAAGCCGTTAAACAAGGAGACGCA